TTACCAGAACCACCGTTACCATTTCCAGAGCCATTCGCCCCATTCCCATTTCCGTTAGAAGATCCGTTACTACCGTTCCCGTTGCCATTTCCATTTCCATTTCCATTTTTGTTACTGTGACTGTGATAACTACCACCCCAATACCTTCCACCATACTTAGCCGGCATGACAACACATTTCTTTCTTATTATATCATAGTATTGTCCATCTGGACATTTTGGTTTTTGGACAGAATTAGCTGCCTCTTCGATAAAGTCGTTAAGTGATTTCATGATAGTGCGAGTACGAGTCCGATTGATGTTTTTCCTTCTATAGCAGAAAAGAGATTTGTGCCACCTACACCAACAGTATAACTGTCGGCAGTGACTGTATTAGTAGTTCCATTGATAGTTACTGATGAACTACCAACTGTCAAAATTCCTACCACATTCATATTACCAGAAACAGTAGCACCCCCACTAACTAAAACATCTTGAGCAGTAAGTCTTCCTGTGATAGTAGATGCGTTACTAACTAAAACATCTTGAGCAGTAAGTCTTCCTGTGATAGTAGATGCGTTACTAACTAAAACATCTTGCGGTTTTACAAGTCCAAAAGTTCCTACACCTGCAGCAACATTTATACCACCAGCAGTAATATCTATACCACCACTAATTACATCAACACCTTTGGTTGCTGTAACAATACCAAGAGATTCTATTTCAACAACTTCCCTACTAAAAGTAGATCCTGCGATAGAAATATTACCATCAAAATAAGCAACAGTATCTGCTGTGCTTCCAGTACTGACATATAATTTAAAATCAGATCTTGCTGTTGTTCCTATTCCTACACTCTTAGTTGTATGAATACCGGCCTCTCCTACTGTCCATGTTCCACCAGCACCAACATTATTAGCAACTGTCTTCCACTTAGATACCGAAGAATCATATTGAAGAATATAATCATTCGCAAGACCAGTAATATCAACATCATCAAGATCTTTAATAAATCCTGCACCACCACCACCGATTGATGATAGTTGATATTGAACTCTTTCTACAAATAATTTGTAATGTTTCTGTAATTGATCAAGGGTAACAAAATTTTGATCTATTGGAGTAAGTGGATCTGGATTATTTGTTTTTGGTGAATCTGATCCAAGAGGAATGTTAGTCTCTAGTAACTCTTGTCCTTCTTTAATTTCTCCAACTAATTTATATAATTCAGCAATATTGAGAGTAGTATCATCAAGTTTAGAACCTACCTTTTCATCAAGTTTTGAAACTTCTTTCTTTAGGTCTCTAATAGGATTATCATAATATTTGACTTCTGGAAGAGAAGCAATCTCTTTTTGGAGTCCTTCAAAATACTTAGTAATAACTTTATTTTCCTCATAACTCTTAGTTCTAGAATCAAGGATTTTCTCCTCAATTTTTTGCTTTGTCTCGTTGAGTTTACTTAATACTAGTTTTTTTAATTTTCTGTCATCATCTTTAAATTGATGATGATGATCCCATATTTTGATAGCAGTTTCTTTTAATTCTTTATATATTTTTGTATTTGTTTCTTTAATATCTGCCTTTACTTCATCAATCTGGACTCTTTTCTCAAAATCTTTAGTATCTAAACTTTCACTAAGATCTTTAAAGTCTGCATCAAATCTATCACGCAAATCTTTAATATTATCACCTACTTTAATAAAATCATCATCAATTACGCTAAAAGTTTTTCCAATCCATGTAAAATCAGGAACCTCATTTACTTCATTAACCCATTTTGGGAAAGTTGGAATTTCTGCTCTAACATCATCAATCGCTCCACATATTGCTTCTATTTCTTTATCATAATATTTTACTTCTGGAAGATTAATCAAATCTTGTTGAAGACTATCTATTCTATCTTCAATACCTGTGACTTGTTCATCATAATACTTGACTTCGGGTAAATCTTTTATTTCTTCTCTTACCTTATCTATTTCTTCACATATTGCTTCTACTTCATGGTCATAATACTTTATCTCAGGAACTTCTGGGATTCCTTGTTTTACATTTTCAATTCTAGATGCAAGATCTTTTAGTTCTTCATCATAATATTTTATTTCTGGAATTTGTGGTATATCTCTTCTTACAGCATTAATAAGATGCAATACTTCAGTCAGATCTTGCGATTCTTTGACCAACTCTCCATCATCTAGAACTTTATGTCCGTCAGGAATAGGTTTACATTTTTGTTCATCATTACAGAAATATTCTCCTTCCTTACATTTATTTTTTTCCTCTACGACTTCTTCTTCTTCCTCTTCAACGAATTCGTTAATTGATGGTAGTTTTTCTTCTTTTATAACTTCATCTTTAGATGGCAACTCTTCGTAGAAGTCATCTATGGATGGTAACTTATCCGTCATTTTATGAGTAACTTATGTACTTCGGGATTCCTCTCCCTTCGTTTATTTATCTTCTTTAGGTACTCCATTTTTTAGAAGTTTCGTTAGGTCAGCAGTAGACCCTACAAATAAAGCATTATTAACTGTGCTAGGCCCTTTTTGTTGTTGCTCTTCATTTACATCTTTAAGTTTTTTCTGAAGATCCATTAGTTTATCTGTTGCATCAGAAACACTTTTTATTAGTTGACCTGCAACTTCATACGCTCTAGGCATTTCACTTTCTTGAGCAAGTTCAAGAATGCCATTAATTGCTTCTTGACCTTTCTCTATTATACTGTAAAGATTTCCACGAGTATATTCATAATCTTTTTCAATATCATTTTTAGTAAGTCTATCTGGTTTCTTTATAGAAGTCTCCTCCTTTGCAGAAACAATGGATGACTCTACATTAAAAGCATCATCTAATCCTTCAGTCTTCATGAGTAAGTTCCACTAAATCCAAAGTCATCTCCCTCTTCTACTAGTGCACTATCAACTCCTATTGTTCCGATTGAAGTAGTTGTGTCTGTATAATCTATACCTTTAATCTCTGCACCATTTAAATGAGCCGTTGCCAACGTGCTATCTTGACCTCTTCTAACTGTTAATTTATTACCATTAACAGATTTGACATATATCTCTTCTTGACCAAGAGCAATATATTTCTCTGCAGTTATTTGAGTGCCATCAGCGACTTGAATTGTTTTGGCAGTTGCAGTAATATCCTGTGTTATATTTGTAAGAACATCACCAGTATAATCCTTAGTCGCTCTTGGTGTAACAGAGTATGTAACATCTCTTTCTGTTGCATTTGCACCACCAGCAACATAGTTGACTGTTGCTTTTTTGATGATATCTTTGCTTGCAGATTGAACAGGGCCAAATAGATATGTCTTTGCAGTAAATCTTAACGTGTATAGTAAAACTCTTCTTGAAGTATAATCTCCCTCATATTCATCTGACATTGTAATGTTCTCAAGAACCACAGGAACATCTCTTTTTTCTTTTATAGATGAAACTAATTCTACAGATATATTGTATGCTGGTTGGAAGAATGGTAGTATTTGTTCTACAATCTGAAGTGCATCATCATTTAATTTACACATTATCCCCAACTCAAATTGCATGTTGTAAGGAACTGGGACAAATTGTTTTTTTATATCTGTTCCGTCTGCTGGATTCTTTACAACTATCTGTTGTGTCTGAGTTAATTTTCTTGTAGGATCATATGTCATTCCAGTATACTCAAATGACATTCTTGGCAATGTGATTGCCATGGGTTTATTAAGATCTGGACTTTGTTCTATTCTTGCTAAAAATTTCTGAATAGGGCCATATGCTAATGGCACTCTGGTAACAGAACCTTCATTCTTAATAGTAATAGTGTTAAAAAGAGTACCAAAAGAAATGATAGTTCTTCTTATTATTTCGTTATAAAAATATTCAAACATGATTATACACCTGACATTTTATTTAGGGAGTTCCAAATGGGTTTTGTTCACTGAAGTCTAAAATAGCATCTGCTTCAGTCTCAATAGTGAAATTATCAGCAAATTCTACATTATCTGGTTCAATATCACGTAGTCTTAAGACACGAGAAGCACCTGATGTACCACCCAATAAAGTCTCTCCAACCGTAAAGTCTCCATTAACAGAGGCAACTTCTAAGACGTTTGTAGTGGCATTCCAAGTCCTTACTCTTGCTGTGACCCCACTTGTTTGTCCTGTTACAATTTCGTTGAATACAAACGTTCCTGTGGACGTTAGAGAGGGGTCTGAGAATGTAATGTTAACTACATCACTTGTTGTATATCCAGAACCAGCATTAGTAAATCCAAAGAAGGTTACAATACCAGCACTATTAATTTCTGCAACAGCAGTAGCAGTTGTACCAACACCAGTTGGGCCAGAAATGGTAACTGTTGGGTTGGTTGTAAATCCACCACCGTGGTTGGTAAATGTTACAACACCCAGTGTTCCATCACCAGTAAAGGAAGTAGCAGCTGCTCCTGCTCCATCTGATCCACCACCAAAAAATCTGATTCCGGGGCCTGCTGTATATCCTGCACCGGGATTAGTAATTGGAACTGATTGAATTGAAACAAGATTAGAACTTACGTTTTTATTACAATATGCGATTCCACCAATAGTTCTTACAGTTGCAATACCTGTCTGATATGGAACAATATTATTTGTTGTGGGTGCAGAACTAATAGCAACCGTTGGATTTTCACTATAACCACCACCTCTGTTTGAAAGAGTGATTAATCGTAAACCACCTTGTAGTATGATGTTAGTGTATGCAGCAGCAGTTACACCAGTACCAACCATC